ATTATATCACTATATTCAAATCTTAGGTTTACCAAGTTAAATCCAGTGACTGTTAAGTTACTATCATGCAATAAATCGTGAATTCTGTCCATTATTTGTTTTGTTTCTTTAGCACCCTTGTATTGTGACCATATATGTATATTAATAGTAGTTTCACCACCATCAAGGTCTTTAGTGCTGTAATCAATAGCTGTTTCTTCACCTAAGGATACAAAAGGGTATGTAGCACCTTCTGTAACCTCATCAAATACACCTGCACCTAAAGTTGATGTAAGTGTATTATCACTAGATAAAGTGCTGTATATGGTGGTTTGTAATGCAAATTGACCAATACTCATTTCAGTATGCCTTTTTTAAATAATGCTTCTATCTTTCTTTTATTCTTTTCTAATGCAGGTTGCATAAAGGGTCTTTCAGTCATATTAGTAGTTCCAAACTCTAAATGCTTTGAATATGGTGCAGATGAAATTATTTGACCAATCACTGTACCATTGGGTTTTGCATCTACATCCATTGTTATGTTACTAGCTAAAAATCCTGTGTCACTTGCAGGTGGTTGATTGGGTGCAGATGCTATATGTGTTCTTCTTGGTTCGTATTTTTGATAAGTCTTACCTGTTCCACCTGCTAAAATACTTTTTTTAGCATCATTTTGAACCATTAGTGTTCCACGAGTTACATATTCTTTAACTTTATTATCTGATAACTTTCTATTTAGTTTTTTATTAAATGCTTTTAAGTTTAATATTTTAAGATTGACACTCATGTTGCTATCCCTTCTTCACACAGAAGTTTAAGGAATCTATCCCTTTCATCAACATTGATAATAGCCCTAATATTAAATAACTTACTATCAAAACTAATCCTAGAACCATTAGTAATATCAGTCCTATAACGCACTGTAATCTCGTGAGACACGCTTCCAACCAGTTTACCTTGTGCATATACCTCTTTCCCACTTTTAGGCTTTATATCAGCATATACAGAAGCAATGGTTGACCAACCTGAACTTATACCACCACCACTATCTCTAGTAGTGCCTTGTCCCTGAAGGGTAATTTGATGTCTTAATTGACCTACTTGGCTCATTATCCAATTGACATGAGTTTAGAAGAACCTAAACCACTATAAACTACATATGGTGCTAGTAATCTTCCTGCTGTAGCAGGTAATGATGTTTTACCTTCATACATATCCCCTCTATGTTCATATAAATAGGTTAATACTTGATAAATTGCAAATTTAATTGGTTCAGGGACAGCATTTGCACTTGCATAACCAACAACGTATTGAACTTCAATAGCATTAGCTACTCTAAGTGAACTAGGGAATGTTTCACCTGTTCTAAGCACTATTCTTGCAGGTTGTTTCGCGTTATCAACATAATAATTAGAACTTGCAAAGGTTGTAGCAGTATCTTCATCATCATAAGTCTTAACATGGGTGACTGAAGTAACTGGTGGCATTGGGAGATCAATATAATTCTTGTAATAGTTTAAGTATGGACCAGTTCTCATACCTTCCCATAAGGGATTATCTATATCATCAAGGTTATCTAAGAATAATTGCAAGGTTTGGGACATGATTGCCCTTTGCATATGTTCTTCGCATAGCTTTCTTGCAGAAACAATCAATGATGTGATTAAAGCATCATCACCTGAACTATCTATTCTTAAATATGTTTTTGCTTCTGCAAGGGTTATAGGTTCTGATGCAGGTTCTGTATGTATTACTAGACCTGCCATTCATTCTCCTAATTAGCTTTCTTTTTATCTGTCTTTGCTTCTACAACTTCCCCTGTTACAGGTTGCTCAGTTCCTTCTTTTTCTTGTAGCCTTTGTACTAATACTCTAATGGTATGCTGTGCATTAGCTAGTTCTTGTTGAGCAGTGTTGTATAGTGCTTCGTAATTTAATTCTTCTGACATAAAATTCTCCTAAATTTAATTAAAAAATACTCGTTCTACGAGTAAGCCAAACATGGAAGTAATAATTAAAGCATACTGACCATAAATAAGATTATCAAGCTTATCAAATCTCTTTGAGCCACTTGCTAATCTATTGTCTATGTTTTCATAACGAATAGCACATTCACGTTCGTGTGCTTCTAATTTGCTTATAGTTTCACTTGCCATAAATATATTCTATGTCATTAATACTATAGATACAATAAAAAGTAATGTTAAGAAGATTTCTTAGTAGTTTTCTTTTTAGTTGTCTTTTTTGGTGCTTCTCCACCATCCCATGCTTCATTAACATCAGGAGTTGATGGGTCATCAGCTTTTAATTGACCTTTTGTGTTTCTTGCTCTTTTTGGATTAACTTTAGCTTCAACTTCAACAGTTTCTTCTACTGCATCAACCTTAACTTCTAAAGCCCATCCATTTTGTACAAATGTATCCATGATTTCTTCTTGCCATTTGCCTTTAGAGATCACAATGTCATCTGCTTTGTGTAAAACCATATCTGCAGAGTTTTCATCTGCTATAGCAGGTTTTGGAACTAATATTTTATATTTTCTTGCCATTATTATTACCCTTAAAAAAGGGGGTTATTACACCCCCTAAAGATTGCTCAATTAAGCGTTATGTTTCACGTTAGAAACAGGAGCTGACCTTGGTCTGCTTTTAACAACTAATCCACTGATAGGTGTACCAGTTGAATGTGTTCCTGTTTTAGCGAGAACAAGTCTCACATATCTCTTTCCGCCTACATAACCAACCTGCCATTGACCACCTGCAGTATCAGGGTTTCCACCTGTAGTACCATCAAGTTTAAGCCAAATACCACCTGCATCAATTGTTCCATTAACGACATCTGCTTGTACACAATCTGTATAAGTAGAATCGTCATCTGAATGCTCTAGTGATAGTTCAAAGTAAACAGAACCTGAAAGTGTATCACCTTCTGCTCCTACGCTTACTACAGCAGTTGCTTCTTCAAAACCTTGTAAGTCAATACCTGTGCCATTGGCGGCGGTAGTCTTTACTCCGTTTATGATTGAGTTACCTAGTTCAATATTATTTGATAAATCTTGCATTAGTTACTCCTTGCTTACGCTGTTACTTTTAGTTTAGTTATAGCTTCAGGTAGAACCACTTGACCACCAACTCTTCTTCTAGCAATGTATCTTACATTTCCAGTAGTAGCTTGTGTGAATGGGTCTCTTAAAACCGCTAATGATACTCTATCAACAATCATATATGCTCTTCTGAAGTCACCATAAGCAACTGGGAAAGCATTTTGTGCGATAGATGCCATGTCTGTAGCTTCCACATAAGGCTGTCCAAGAATAGTGTTAGTAACACCACCTTGTAAAGACATACCTGCTTGGAATACATACTGACCTGCAGTATCTTTAAGTTTTCTTATAGCCGCTAAAGTGCTTCTGTTAAATACAAAAGTACCATTTCTGCCATAGTCTGACTTAATGTTATGAACCAAAGTAATAAGGTTATCAGCAGTTATTGCTGTGTTAGAACCTGAATCTATAGAACTAACAGAACCATTAGTCATAAATCCTTCAGGTTTTCCAACAGCGTTACCACTTACGAAAGCCGCACCTTCAGCTTTTGCAAATTGCTCTGCAAACTCTGACTGCATTTCAGCTTCTAGATCAAATACTGAATCTTCTAAGTCCTGCTCAGAAATATCTACTAGAGCATATTGCTCATGAGCAGGTAATTCTTCTAGACCAAAGTTATATCCAGTAGTTTCACTTCTAGTTCCACTTTCTGCTACCCACTGTGCCGCTAATGTACCAGTTCTTTTAGGAACTTGGATACTTCTAGCACCTGTGCTTCTGATTCTAGCAATACTTCTGATTGGTGATATTTCAGTAACATCTTTAATCAGTTCTCTTACATATTCAGGTGGTGCTAAATAACCACCAGTTGAATCATTACTTACAGTAAGTGCTTTTCTCTCTGCTATATCAAGACCTTCTAGTCCTTTTCTACAGTAAGTGTCAAACGCACCCATATATTCATCTACTTGCTTAGATTCAAAACCTGAATTTGGTCGCGTAACGATTGTTTCAAGTTTCTCAATTTGGCTTTTGATGTTATCAGCGTTAAGTTCAGCAGTTGTTAGTTTTTGATTAATGTCTTCATAAGAATCCATTTTAGCTTCCATCTTCCATTCTAGCTATTTTCTCGTCTACATTTGCTGTACTTTCGCCTTTTTCTATCATTTCCAGTCTTTGGTCATTAACTTTTTTAAATTCTTCAAAAGTTGAGCCTAAGTCTGAAATAGCATTTTTTATATCTTCCGACATAATAATCTCCTATTAAGATTTTAAGGTTAAAGTTAAGTTCTTTATGGCATCTACCAAGTCTGAATTTGTATCAGCATCACGCTGATCAAAACAATCATCAAGTGCTTTTGCACACATTTTTGCTTCTGAACGAGAAAGCTGAAAAGCGTCACGCAGTCCTTTCTCCCATTCTCTAATAGAAATCTCTTCACCTTTTACTGAACGAACAGTTGCCTGAGGGTTCATAGGAAAGGTTACTAACGAAACTTCCATCAAATCTACTTCTTTAATAATACGTTTGTTACCACGCTTATCATATGAAACTTCTTTAGGGTTTACTCTAAAGCCTATTGATAGACCATCTAAAGCACCCATTTTTAATAATTCATACGCTTCTGCACCTGCCTGTGTTTTTAAAGCCAGTCTGCCTTTTACAACAAGTCCATGATCGTCTTCTCTTATTTCGTCAAACACACCTATAGGCATATCAGACTTGTGCTGATATAAGAGTTTTACATTTTGTGGTTTTCTTCTTTTGAGAGACTTAGTAAATGCACCTGATTCTATGACATCATTTCCTAAATCTTTATTTCCAAAGACAGAACCATATCCCTCAAATGTTCCATAGTTCTTATCTTCATCTTCATCATCATATGCTTTGATGCTTGACTTGATTTCTATTGATTCCTTTTCTGCCTGTTTTTCTTCTTCCATATCATCAACAGTTTCTTCAGAATCAGGTTTGCTTTTTCCAAACTCTATAATAAAAGAGTCATCTGTTTCTTCTACTGCTCTTATGTGTTTTTCATCATTCTGAATAGAATCTTCTTTATTTGAATCGTACTCACTAGTACAGACATCTAATGTTTGAACTGAATCGGTATATTCACTCGTCATAGTGTCATCTCCCATACATCTATTAAAATTGATGCCTAAACTGTAGATATAATATTAGTACAGGCATATTTACATATATAGTATCTTATTGGATAGATTAGCACAATATATAGGTATATATAAAATAAATGAAATAGTTGTTGC